TAGCCGTATATCCGGCAAAAATGAAATACATAGGCGTTTACAGGTAGACGAATTTACAGAGGAGCCAAGACTTGTTTTCTTTAATTCTTGCACAAATACCATCTCACAGTTACCCGCCATACCGCTGGACAAGAAAAACCCAGAAGACGTGGATACAAATTCTGAAGACCACTTGTATGATGCGTTAAGGTATGGTATAATGAGCAGACCGCGATTTAGTATATTTGACTATGACCCTCACGGTGGACCTAGAAACAGTATGCCTATAGCTGATTCAACTTTTGGATATTAAGGATATAGTATGGACGAAGATGATATTATGATTGAGGATGAAGCAATTGCATTGGAGGATACCGATGACACTACAGTTGCTGACGTTGACATAACAAACATTATTCCGTTTGTCATTGACAGATATAAACGTGCAGAAGACTATCGTTATCAAGACGAAGAACGCTGGCTACGTGCGTATCGTAATTATCGCGGTTTATACGGTCCTGATGTAGCTTTTACAGAAGCTGAAAAATCTCGTGTATTTATTAAAATTACTAAAACAAAAACTCTTGCTGCATATGGTCAGATTGTAGACGTTTTATTTGCAAGCAACCGTTTTCCTCTTTCAGTTGAACCTACAACACTTCCAGAGGGTGTGGTAGAGGACGTACACTTTGACCCGAAAGAGCCAGAGCAATTGCGTGGTGAAACTGCGCTATCAAGTCCTTATGGTTTTCGTGGCGATGGTAATGACCTAAAGCCGGGTGCAACATCAAGAACTCTTAGTGAAAAGTTGGGTGTGTTTGAAGACAAACTAGAGGGTGTACAGGACAAACTAAAAGAAGGTCCGGGTAAAACACCTACTGCTATTGACTTTAGTCCAGCAATGGTTGCGGCTAAGAAAATGCAGAAGAAGATACATGACCAGCTTGAGGAGTCTGGTGCTACTAAGAACTTACGTAGTAGTGCATTTGAGATGGCGTTGTTTGGTACAGGTATTATGAAAGGCCCGTTTGCGGCAGATAAAGAATATCCTAACTGGACAGATGAGGGCGAGTATGACCCACTATTCAAAACAGTACCACAAGTTGAACACGTATCTGTGTGGAACTTTTACCCAGACCCAGATGCAAATAATATGGAAGAAGCGCAGTACGTAATCCAGCGACACAAGATGTCACGTTCACAACTACGTAACTTGAAGAAGCGTCCATATTTCCGTTCACAAGTTATTGATGAGGTAATTAGTAACGGCGAAAACTACACTAAAAAGTATTGGGAAGATGACCTGTCAGACTATGCACCAGAGCATGGTATTGACCGTTTTGAAGTTCTTGAATATTGGGGTATGGTAGATACAGACTTGCTAGAGGAGCAAGGTATCGACATTCCAAAAGAACTAAAAGATTTTGATGAACTTCAAGCAAATGTGTGGGTTTGTAACAACAAACTCATTCGCATGGTACTCAATCCATTTAAACCTGCCAAGATTCCGTATGTAGCCGCACCATATGAATTGAATCCATATTCATTCTTCGGTGTAGGTATTGCGGAGAACATGGACGATACACAGACGCTGATGAACGGTTTCATGCGTATGGCAGTTGATAACGCTGTATTGTCTGGGAACTTGATTGTTGAAGTAGACGAGACTAACTTGGTTCCGGGGCAAGACTTGTCGCTATATCCGGGCAAGGTATTCCGTAGGCAAGGCGGCGCGCCGGGTCAAGCCATCTTCGGTACTAAGTTTCCGAATGTGTCTTCAGAGAATATGATGTTATTTGACAAAGCAAGACAGCTTGCCGATGAGTCCACAGGTATGCCTAGCTTTGCGCATGGGCAAACAGGTGTACAGGGTGTAGGCCGTACTGCTTCTGGTATCTCTATGCTTATGGGTGCTGCAAGCGGTAGCATTAAAACAGTAATTAAAAACGTAGATGATTATTTGCTACGTCCTCTGGGAGAGGGTTTCTTCCGCTTTAACATGCAGTTTGACTTTGACAAAGAAATCAAGGGCGACTTGGAAGTTAAAGCGCGTGGCACAGAAAGCCTGATGGCAAACGAAGTACGTAGTCAGCGTTTGATGCAGTTCTTAGGAATTGCTAGTAATCCTGCACTAGCACCGTTTGCTAAATTTCAATACATTATCAGTGAGATTGCAAAGTCTCTTGACCTAGACCCTGACAAAGTAACCAATAATATGAGCGAAGCCGCATTGCAAGCAGAACTGATGAAACAGTTCCAAGCACCCGCACCAGAACAACAAATGCCTCCAATGGCAGGTGCAGATGCAGGAGACCCAACAGGCGCAGGTGGTGGTAATATAGGAACAGGGCAAGTACCAGTTCCGGGTGAACAAGGATTTAGTGCTAATGGACAGCAACAACAAGGAACTACTCAGCAAGCTGAAGCCGCTGGTCAGCAACAGCCGCCAGTGGGACCACTTCAGTAATTATTTAGATGTGCTTATTGAACAGCAGCATCGTACATTAGAACAAGGTGACAGTACAATTTTAATGCATCGTGCGCAGGGAGCAATAGCGGTGCTTCGTAATATTAAAACATTAAGGGATGCTATCAATGGCTAATCTAGAGTATCTAGACAAGCAAATGAAAGATTTAGGAGTAGAACCTAAGAAGGAAGATACTCCTACACTAAAAGATGCGGCTATGTTTGGTGCAGAATTTATTCCGGGTGTTGGCGAAGCACTAGCTATAAAACGGACATCTGATGCGTTAGACCAAAAAGATTATGTGGGGGCTGGTATTGAAGCAACTGCAGGTTTGCTTGGTGTTATTCCCGGTGTTGGAGATTTAGCAGGAAAGAGTTTACGTGCGGCTACTAAAAGTTTTCGTAAAGCTGATGTAGACGAAGCAGAAAAACTAATAGCAGACCCTAAAAAAATTGATGAGTGGAGAAGTTCAAATAAACTTCCCGAGTCCCAGAGACAGAAAAATATACCAGAAGCAGCACAGGCGGCAGAAGATTTATTTCAAAATAAAATAAAGTCTAAGGAAGCACGTCAAAAAATTAAGGAAGTGTTTCCAGAACCAAAGCTGTATACAGCAGAAACAATGCCAGAAATGCCTACAGTAACCGATGTTGTAGGTTCTATGGGCAAGAAATCTGAAAAAGGCATTTTGGGTGTAAAAGGATTTGATTTAGAGCCGGGTCAACGTGTTGGTGCTAGATTAGATATTCCTGCTTATAATGAATATGATAAATGGGTTGTATCTATACACGATGGAAAGAGTAGAAATGGTTCCGTAGTAGGCTATGGACAAGCCATAAGATTGAAGAACATAGAGTTTGGCTCAGACCCAAAAGTTGCACTAGATATAGCAAAAGGTAAACGAGTAGCAAAAACTACAGGAGAAGAAAAACCTATGGGTAAGGCTACAATAGCCCGTGTATTTGGTAACTATGTGCCTGAAGACCCATACGAGTTACAAATGTTTGCTAAGAAGGTATTAGCAGAAAAAGATTCAGGCTGGACGCAAGTAGGCATGAATCCTTATAGAGGTAGTTATTTTTACGACAAGGCAACAGGAACTCCTGTTACACGTGCAGATGAAGTTATTCAAGTAGGGCCGTTAGTTCTTGCCAAAAATGTTACAAAACCTAAAATGTCAGAATTAAAAGGAATGTTTAACACACCTGCAGCAAGAACAGCAGATGATAAGTTACGAGTTTTTAGTGAAGGTGGAGCAGTACAAATGAAAGAACAAATGGAACTTTTTGAGCCAGTAACACGTGGGTTCAACGAAGGTGGTCTTATGCAAGAAGGTGGTACAGTAGACCCTGTATCGGGTAATGACGTACCAATAGGCTCCACACAGGAAGAAGTTCGTGATGACATTCCGGCACAGTTAAGTGAGGGTGAGTTTGTAATGCCAGCAGATGTAGTGCGCTATCATGGATTAGATAAAATGATGGCTCTACGTGACGAAGCTAAAATAGGTCTACAACGAATGGAAGACATGGGACAAATGGGCAATTCAGATGAAGCCATTATTCCAGAGGGCGTTCCCTTTGACATCAACGATTTGGAAATGGAAGATGATGGAGTACAAGAATTTCAAGTAGGTGGTTTTGTACAACAGCCTTTCGGTGTAACTACTGCTACTCCAAATCCTATGCAGTATCAACAATCTCAGTTTCAAAATTACGTACCTCAAGTTACTCCATTACCTACAACTACGTCTGCTCCTTATACAGCCCCTACACAACAATTTACACCAGTTATGCAACCTCGTGACTTACCTACGTTTGAAGAGGCTGTAGTTCCAACTATGGTTACTTACGTAAATGATGCAGGTGCTGAAATTCAAATTCCTGTAGATAAAGACGGTAATCCACTTATTCCTGTTCCTGACGGATTTAAGAAGAAGACTGACGCTACAGATACAACTACACCGCCAGAAGAAACGGTTATTGCGCCTATCACACAACAACCTCAGCAACAAGATGATGGCGGTGGTCGTGACGATATGACACCAGAAGAACGTGAAAAAGAACGACAGACTTTTGCAGATATTAGTAAACGAAAAGATGCAGCCGCAAAATTAGGGTACACTAACCAGATAGGTGCATTTGAACACCTTGCTGGTGCTTTGATTCCCGGTGTATCTTTAATGAATAAGTATGATGCGGGTGATGTAATGCCTGATGGTACTATTGCAGATGGACAGGGAAATACTTTTGACCCTATTACGGGGGAGAGAAAGAGTGTGTCTGGTGGACTACTTGGTAATATAGCAAATGAAATTGCAGGTGTATTTGGTGGTGGCACAAAAGCTGAAGATGCTAAAATATCACCTGAAGCTAAAGCTATGGGATTGTCTCCTGCAAGTATGGCAGGACTAATGACTATTGCAGGTAATCAGTCTATTAATGAGGCAATTGGTAAGCCTGTATTAGCAGGTGGTATGCCCCCATCTAAAGTTGAGACAGCTAAAGTTGAAACAACGCTAGGTCAGGCAGCAGTAACAGACGAAACAAAAGCAGCACAACCTGCTACTGTGTCGGGTGCGGCACAAATGTCTTTACAAGATAAGCTAAGTAAAATGGCGAAAGCTGGAATTACTGCAGACACCTTTAGAGATGGCGCACTAATATCGGAAGATGCTATATCCCCCTTTGCTAAAGATGTACTAAACGAAGTTAGAAATAGCGGTGTAACAATGGATACTGCTTTTTCTCGTGTTGCCGAAAGATATGATGTAGACGATATGGGATTTCCTGTAGCAAAACTTACAACAGATGAGTTGACATTTAGAGATATAGAGTCAAGACAAGCTGCCCCAAGTAAAACCCAAGATTTAGTTAGGGCGGCTGTCAAGGCAAGTCGAAGAACCCCAGCCCAAAAAACCCAAGATTTAGTTTCTTCGGCAGCAAGAACATCAAGACGAGACCGTTCACAGCCCTCTGTACAGGACACTATTACAAGAGAAATGTCTCCAGACTCAGGCTATAGTAGGTCTTTTGAGCGAGATATTAAAGCTGGTAAATACGACAAAGCGTTTGCAGAGCGTGACAGATTTAGTAGAGACTTAACTGCTGAGATACAAAAATCAGAAAGAGCAGAAATTGCTAGTGCTAGAAACGAAGGTCGGTCTGCTAATGTTAGTTCTCGCAAGGCTGGTCCGGGTGAAGTTTCAGACAGTCAAGGTAATGTAGTTCGTAGTAGTGATGGTTCACCTGTAACATCTTCAGGCCCTACCTCTTCTGCTAAGGGTCTCGCACTGAAGGCAGAGCGTGAGCAACGTGAAGCCGATAATACTAAAGACAGCCGTGTTATTTGTACTGAATTGTATAAGCAGGGTAAGCTATCACGAGATTTGTACCGAATGGATGTGCTATACACCGCCCGTGATTTGCCAGCTACACTTGTTCGTGGATACCATTATTGGGCTATTCCTATGGTTCCTGTAATACGTAGAAACAAATTTGTTTGTGCTGTTTTTGAGTATCTTACAGTAAAACGTGCCGAAGAAATTGCACACATAGTAGACCCGATAAAGCATACAAAGACTACTATTGCAGGTAAAATAATCAAAAATGTAGGCGAAGCTATTTGTTACGTGATTGGTCTTTTTGTAAGACAGAAAGATTACACTGTACTATATAACGAAAAGAGTGTATAATGGAATTGGATTTTCAGGAAATTTATGATAACTATTCAGAACTTACCCCAGAGGAACGTGAGGTAGTTCGTAAGTTTATGAACAGTGATGTTCGTAGAATTATCGGAAAAGTATTTGGTGCTGACTTTGATGCTGCTCTTGGGCAGTTTATGAAGCCATTACCAGAAGAACAGCAGAAAAAGGGTTTAGCTGCTAAAACAATATAAACTCAATTAGTTGGCCTACCCATCCCCCACCCCCGACAGGTGTGGCTACGTTGGCCCCAACACAAGGAAATACGAAAAATGGCAGAACAAGCTATTATGGCTGAAGAAATGAAGCCTGAAAAGAAGATTGCATTTGCAAATCGTAAATACAGTAACGATGAAAAACGCAAAATGGAAGAAGAAGAACTTGAGCAGCTTATAAAAGAGCAGAAAGGCGAAGTAGAAGAAGCTACTGAAGAGCCTGAAGAAGCTGAACCAGAAAATGCAGAAGAAAAAACTTTTAAGAAGCGTTACTCTGACCTGCGCAGACACCAGCAACAACAAGCTGAAGAACTTAAAAAAGAAATTGCAGTTCTTCGTAATCAACTGACTGAAGCTACAAAAAAAGAAATGAAACTGCCTAAGTCTGATGAAGACATTGAAAAGTGGGCAGAAGAATATCCAGATGTAGCCGCTATCGTTGAAACAATTGCAATGAAAAAAGCTTCAGAGCAGTCAACTGCTTTAGAAGCAAGACTAAAAGCAATTGATGAAATGCAGATAAATGCAACCAAAGAAAAAGCTGAAGCTCAACTAATGCAGATACATCCTGACTTTGGTGAAATTCGTGATAGCGATGACTTTCATCAGTGGGCAGAAGAACAACCTAAGTGGGTACAAGACGCACTTTACGAAAATGATAATGATGCACGTTCTGCCGCAAGAGCAATTGACCTATACAAAGCAGACAAAGGAATTGCAAAGAAAGACGAAAGTACCAATAATAAAAATGCCGCTAAAACTGTCAGTGCTAAGAATAGTCGTTCTAAGCCACAAAGTGATGAGGCATCAACATATCTAAAAGAGTCTACCGTCCAAAAAATGTCACCGCAAGAGTATGAGAAAAACTCCGATGATATCATGGAAGCTATTCGTAGTGGTAAATTCGTTTATGATGTTTCGGGTTCTGCTCGTTAAAATAATAGAAAAAAAGTATTGACATATAGTTATTTATCAGTATAACTATAGTCAGATAAGTGTAAGTAGGATAGCTACCTACTCACTCTTACAATCCGCAAACAACAATAACCCTTTCGGATTACCTGATAAACATGGCCTGTTGAACAGTTGGGCGGCCACCTAGCTGGAATACACACCCTACGTTGTTCAGCCTCTGCTAAGAATTGTAATGTTTGCATCTGTAAAGCTAAATAACAGGAGATGGAAATGGCTTTTACTTCCGCTGCTGGTTATGGAAACCTGCCTAATGGCAATTTCTCACCAGTAATTTACTCCAAACAGGTGCAACTTGCTTTCCGCAAGGCCGCTGTTTGTGAGGCAATCACCAACTCTGATTACTTTGGTGAAATCGCTACAATGGGCGATTCAGTTAAAATCATCAAAGAACCAGAAATTACAGTTAAGGCATATGAGCGTGGTACTACAATCACTCCTCAAGACCTTGATGACGAAGACTTCAATCTTACAATTGACAAAGCTAACTACTTTGCCTTTAAGGTTGACGACATTGAAGAGGCACACTCACACGTAAACTTCCAGTCTTTGGCAAGTGACCGTGCAGCGTATCGCCTCGCTGACCAGTTTGACCAAGATGTACTTGGCTACTTGTCAGGCTTTAAACAGTCTGCAATTCACGGCGCACCAGACACAGTTAACACAACTGTAAATGGTTCTATTGCTGTTTCAACTGCAGGTACAGACGAACTACTTTCTTCAATGAAACTGGAAGCTGATGACTTTGGCGGTTCAGGTGGTTCATCCATTGGTATTCAGCCACGCTTGCCGGGTGCTTCTTCAGTACCGGGTTCAGGTAACGCTAATCCAACCATGATTATTGCTCGTATGGCTCGTAAGCTAGACCAGCAAAATGTGGACACTCAAGGCCGCTGGCTCGTAATTGACCCAGTATTCATGGAAGTACTGAAAGACGAAGATTCAAAGCTTCTGAACTCAGACTTTGGTGGTTCTGGCCTTCAAAACGGTCTCGTAGTTAATAACTTGCACGGCTTCCAAGTGTATGTTTCAAACAATCTGCCATCAATTGGTACTGGTTCTGGTACAACTGGTGGTACAAACGCATCAAATTATGGTGTGATTGTTGGTGGAC